CACTTTACTCATAATATAATTTCTCATTAATTAAATTTGCACTCAACCATCATTTCAGTTAGACATGCGGTGAGGTTCAGTTCCTGGTCGGCAACAAATGCTGCCTGATATTGATACTTGGCGAGAATCAAGACAGCATTCGGAATCGTGGACTTATCCATAATATCATAAAGACTATCATAGATCTTACGATAGATCTTTGCAGGGTCATCGCTACCAAAATCAGCAACCCACTTGCGCATTGCACTGAAGTTTTGATCTCGCAGAGAGGTGACCAATTCATTGATCGAAACATCAGCAATGCTGGTAAGAATACCAGAATCAATCTTACCACTGACAGAATAGCGTTGAAGTTCGTTTAGAACACGACGATAATCTGGAAAGTGCTTCTTGACAACTTCAGCCAGCACTGCCTTATCAAACGGAATCTTTTCACCTGTAAGAATTTCTGATGCACGTTTCATGAACGCCATCGCCATCTTTGGCTTATCTTCCTTACGCAGTTTGAATTCAATTACTGCACATCGACTATGCAACGGTTCAATGATACGATTCTTGAAGTTACAAGTCATGATGAAAGTGCAGTTATGCGCAAACTCTTCCATCGCAGCACGCATGGCTGGTTGCGTACTATTTGGGTTCAGATAATCTGCCTCATCGATGATGATAACTTTCTTACCACCACCAAGAGACATCGCACTTGCATAGTTCTTAATCTTGACTCGGAAAGTGTCAATGCCTGATTCGTCCGAGCCGTTAATCATCAGATAATCGCAACCGATCTCGTCGCACAGTGCACGAGCAACGGTAGTCTTACCTGTTCCTGGAGTGCCGCAAAGCAAGAGATGGGGAATCTCTTTGCGGTCAACATAAGATTGGAAAGTGCTCTTGTATTCATCAGGAAGAATACAATCGGCAATAGTATGAGGACGGTATTTTTCAACCCACAACGCTTCATTCATAATATAAATTCCTCACAAAGAGAAGATGGGGTGGAGGAGGTGAACCCTCACAGCGGCAGTCTGGCGGATTGTGCTGTCAACAAGAACAGTTGCACCCCAAGTTTTTATTTAGCCACATTCTCATAGATAGTCTGAAAGTCACTCTGCTCGGCAACTTCTTCCTCATAGTTGCGCTTGTGGTAAACTTTCGCCAGTTTACGACTCAACTTCTTTGGAATCTCACATTCGTCTTGCATTTTCTCAAGGATCTCTTTGATAAGATCGCGCTCTGCTTCAATGCGAGTCAGAGAGTTTGAGATTTCCTGAAGGCATCCCAGAACCTTTGCTTTATCAAGTGCCATGATTATTCTCCGAATGTCGAACTTGCGGCTTCGATTGCAATGTAGTAAGTGATATCAACGGTCTTATGCTTGAAGCGAGCAAGACCTTTCTTGGCAATCGCAACATCATACGAACCTTCAAGCAACTTGAAGTTTTCGACTTTCATTACAACCTTGAATTCCTTACCATTCTCGACTGTTCCAATCTCAACCTTGGACTGGTCAGCAGAATCATCCTTCACATCTGTAGCAATGAAGTGAATAGTAGAACCGTCGCTCTCAAACACAAAGTTCGGCGAACCAGAGATGCCAGCACTCTTGCGCATCCAGTCAAGATCTTCTTGCGAAAGACTGAATGAACAATCAGGCTCACCAAATGTGATTGGCTTTTCGGGTGGAGTTACAATAACCTTTGACGAACAATACTTGATGTAATCTGACTTCTTGTTTGCGCTGATGTTAATCTTATCATCATCAAACGCCAAGTCAGCATCCTTATACAAGGAAACCTTTGCCAAGAGTTTGTTTAGATCATACAACGCAAACTCTTTCGGGAAGTCTTCACCAACGGTTGCTTCGACGAAAATTGTTTTGAGCGGGGAAATTGTCTTCAAAGTTTTGCCAGCCTTAAACTGGAGACTTTGATTAATGCCTGAGAAGTTCTTCAGGACTTGCACTGTATCTTCAGAAAGTTTCATAATTAACGACCTCATTTGCTTCAACACGATTATTATATAACGAATCAACCAACTTGTCAACCCTCACGGTCAACTCATCTAACGAACAATTATTATCCATCACAATATCATAATGTAAACCAACCCAAGCCCATTCTGAATAATGAACTTCTGGATATGCATTGCGCATTATTTCTTGTTTGTTATAGATATTGCACTCACGAGCAAGCGCAAACCATTCTGGATCTTCACCACGACGAACACGAACAACCTTACCACCAGACTTTACGATTGCATCAATCTCGTTTGGAAAACGAACATCAGCAATCACATAGTTATTGTAAGGAGCCTGTTCGCAGCGACGCAACACAGTATGAACCCAGAGGTCAGGGTGAAATACATCACGACCTGCCTCTGTGCCCATTAACTGGAGTGCTAATCTTGGTGAGAACTCACGACCGAGTTTTTCTGACCACCATACATCTGGTTGTTCGCGCCATGCTCGGGATTCTAAAGTATCACCCTCAAGCATGGCACGATTCCAACCGAAGATCGAGGCACAGGCATCTTTGACGCTATTTGCAAAACTCTCTTTGAAGAAATCATGACGATCTACCAAAAGATCTGCAACTGTACCTTTACCTGCTCCAATTTGACCGACCAATCCAACAATCATAAAATATTAAAGTGTTCCAACCCAAGCAGCAACGGCTGGCATATCACCAGTAAATGCATAGGTGCCGATATGATGTGTACGCATCCAAGGGCAGAGCCAAATCTCACCACCCAAACGACGCCACCACTGGCAGAACATGTAGTCTTCAGACAAGTAACGATCTGAACCGAAGCCACCGTTTTCCTTGCTATCAATCACTGTATCAAAGTATGCATGGATGTAACGCGAACCGTCGAAGTTTGCTTGACCAGCATGGTCTGGCTTGTAACGAAGTTGAGGATAGGCTTCACGGAACTTGTCGAACACATGACGCTTCACCATCATAAAGCCAGTGCCAATCTCAAGAACTTCAATTGGCTCAGCAACTGAGAACTTCTCGGTGCCAGGTGCAGGATTGAACACGAAGTCGCCAGCAACCTTTTCCAATTCACCAGCATCGATATCTGGGTTCTTCTTTACTGCTTCTTTTATAGAGTTCCACTTAATGGACTTCTTTGGATATGGTCCGCCGATAACATCCTTGTCGAGAGCAAGAAGCGCAATCACATCTCGTGGATCGAAATGAATATCAGCATCTAAGAACAATAGATGCGTGAAATCTTCTGCGCGAAGAAATTCATCTACGAGATAATTGCGCGCTCTAGTGATTAGCGATTCATTAAAGATGAATGAATAACGCACTTCAATACCATATTGAGCACAAACAGTTTGAAGGTCTAGACAAGACTTTACAAACATACCATGCGACATACCACCATACATTGGTGTTGCTACGAAAAGTTTATTCTTTCGTAACTCTTCTACTTTTACTTCTAATTGCATATTAACTCCAGAGTAAAAAATTCAAATCAACATATTATATAGTTAACCAAACATAGCATCTAGCGTTGAAGATGCATTAAGTTTTTCATCAAAACCAAAATGATCACACCAAACTGCATCAACCGTGTTATCTAAATTGCTATCATACTTGCCAGTTTCAGTGCTAGCAACTCCATTTGCAAGTTCAATGTATTCGTTAGCAATATTCTTGCGATCAAATTGTTGAATCATTTTGAAGTTGGTATCAACGATCTTATTATACTCAGCCTCACTCATGTTTAGCCAATTGTTAATCAGATCCCCAAACTGTTTTGGAGTGGCATTCCATGGAATCATCAAGTAGTTGACACCTGGTTTGAAGAATCCGTCACCCTCTTCATTGTCAGAAATTCCAAGGTTACGAGCAATGGGAACAACACCGCGTCGCATAGCGTCAACAACTACACGATTGAAATGTTCACCATAAGTTCTAGACCATGATGGATCTAACAAAAATTTCACTTCATCTAAGATCTCATCACGCTTTTGCTCTGACACAAATCCAATATAATCCATACCATTGTTTAGTGCGTTTGCCCAAATAGGTTTGTTGATTCTATCGGAAGTTGCTTGTGGGTCACGGTCAACTGTGCAATAATATTCTGGCTTACACTTATCCTTCGAAGCCATGTACGCACGCTCAATGCCATCACCAGCAACAATTACCTTACCATTGATATAAGGGACTGCGGCGACCAAATCGTCAACACGCTTCCATCGCTTAAAGGTTTGAAGAGAGAAGATCTCATTTTTACGATTGTTAAATGGTGTTGGTGTTACTGTATTGATTTCTTGTGGATTCAAGATTAATTTGCGCGGAATTTCCATAACACCAGCTTGGTTGTATGCGCTCGGATGCACGCATGCGAGACCAGCAATATGCTTACGAAGATGATGAATCCAAGGATAGTTCTTACGAAGATTACCATCATGTACAATGATGACATGCTTCGCGTTTACTTCCGTAAACATCTTCAACCATGATTGCTTTTTCTCAGAATCCTGGCACTTAAATCCAAAAATTGACTGCCAAACAACAATGTCATATGAGTTAGCAAGTTTTACAAATCGATTTACATCTTCGTCATTAATGAATGACAGATATTCACCGCGCCATCCTTTCCCTTGATGGACTGGAAGTCCAGTTCCAACACCG